GATGGTAAACTTTAAAACTTCGTAAGCCACATCCTCCTTGGGATCGTAGCCAATGTAAACTGTATTAGGTTGCTTTTTCATAGATCTTGTGCCTCTCCATTTTAGTTGCTCTGGAATTCGTAACGTCCAAACAATGTTTACATAAGTAAATTCCCTCTCGGTTATAGAGAGGAGGGGTAGGTTCTTCTGACACGAACCCCAGCTTACAAATGTAACAACATGTTTGCTCCATCAAGAATCAATCCTTGTTAAAAAGGAAGGGGATAAATGCTATTCATCCCCTTAGTATACTACAAGTTAAAAAACTTGGGCTTTCTCTCCAAGGGTAGAACCTGTTCTAGTTTAATGGTTATAATACCGTTAGAGAAAGAAGTATCCTGTACTACTACGTTTTCTGCCAGATGAAAAACCTTTTCGAAGGATCGTTTTGCAATCCCCCGATGAATAATCTTCTCGTCATCCACCTGTTCTTTTTTATTTCCACTTACGAAGAGCCTACCATCTTCTGTCCTGATCTGAAGGTCATCCGTTTCAAACCCAGCAACAGCAAGTTCAATAACATACTGGTTATTATCCCCTTTTATAATATCGTGAGGAGGATAGTTTGATCTATTTGAACTAGGATAGGCAACATCATCAACCACCCTTAACATCTCTTGAAAAAGCCTGTCGTGTCCTATAACCCAATTAGGAAAATTGGAAAAGAACGGATGGTTACTCGTCAACATTTGTCTTGTCATATCATGCTCCTTATAGCAAGTTGATAGTCGTGGCCCATTATTGGCACCACACATATATTATACTACAAAGAGTTCTACTTGTCAAGTACTTTTATTAAAAACTAAGCTCCACAAATACCACTACCACCACTAATATCACAAATATCGTGAACTTGTATGTTGTCCTCAAATTCTTCTCCTAGTTTTTCCAGAGCTTCCTCGTAAGAGATAGGGGTAAGGGGCTGTCCTCCCCGGCATCCATCTGGGAAACAAGTAAAGCCACGTAAACGATGAGCATATTTAGCTAGTATCTGAGTAAACTTTTCTACACCAGCCTCATTATTCTTTCCCGTACCCCACTCAGGTAGATTGATGGTGGAGGATATAGCCATATCTACATACTCTTGCACATTGGCCTGGAAGTTAAGACGTCTTTCATAGTCTTCCACAAGATCCAAGGCAGATTCAATTTGATCTGGTTTTGTCCCATAAATCTCAATCATTTCCTGGGCAGCACTGTCTACCACGTACTGATAATGCCACCGTTTGTTTTTAAGATACCTTCTTTTGTAAGCCACAGCAAAGATAGGCTCTATTCCTGTGGAGGTACCACCCAGAATTCCGATAGTTCCTGTGGGTGCCACAGATCGTACTGCCGCTGGTCGTGAGACAGATAACTTATCAGAAAAATCTCGGGCTGTTTTATTTGATTCAGCCTCGTAAACTTTTAGCCACCTATGTAATTCAGGAGTTGTTTCGTATCTGCCCCCACGCTGGATAAGCCACTCGTGCAAGCCCATAAGACCCAAGCCTAACCGTCTGTTCTTTTCTCGGACCTCTTGTACTTTGGGGTAGGGTAGCTGCGCTCGGAGTGTACCGCACAAGAGAAACTTAGTTGCCAACGATACTACTTCTCGCAACTGGTTAAGATCATCAATTCTAGCAAAATTAAGACTACCAAGGTTACACACATCAGAATCATCCTCGGAAGTAACTTCTGTACAGGCATTGCGTAGCGTCTCATTCTCCTTCTCAAAGAAGTTAAAAGAGAAACCCGGTTCAGCCGTTCGCAAAGCTTGATGTACATTAGTTTTAAATACATCTCCTACCTCCCCTGTCTCCCAGTAATTAAGTAACCATTCAGTATCATAGTTAACAGAGATATTAGTCATGTCCAGTGGTGCTGGAAAATTAAAGTCATCCTGCTTTACATCAAAGATTGTTTGTCCTGTGGTTCCTATTGGCATATCAAACCAATTCTTTGATACTAGAAATTTATCTATGTCGGAATGTTTCCAGTTCAGGCTGGCATAAATAGCTGACCTTCTAGAACCACCTTGCATTACGTGGCGACCAATCTCATTGATCATTTGCATCTTCGGAATAGGTCCACTACTAACACCACCTGTCCCCTTCAGTATCTGCCCTTCCGGCCTATAGATGGAATAGTCAGTTCCTATGCCACCGCCGGTCATTAGGCACGACTCTGATTGCCAACTAAGTTTGGCCCAATCTTCTCGGGTATCTTCTTCTGCCTTTAGAAGATAACAATTATTAAAGAACTTCTTATCACGCCCTGCATAATAAAGATACCGACCTCCGGGGATAAAACGAAGGTTGGAGATGTGATCTATCAATTCTTCCTTCTCATCTGCCGTAAGGTAACTTTGACATACATCATTAACCAAGGTACACGAAAGCTCGTGAAAGGTCTCGGCACCCTCGTGGGAATATTTCGTGTTGAAAATATCCTCACTAAACTTGGATCGGAATTGCGGATTTCTATTTGATTTAAACATTATATGGCCTATTTATTGTAATAAAGTTCAAGGATTAGCTGGGCGTAATGAATAGCTTTTTCTACATCTTTCTTTCCTTCTCCCTTCTTACGGTGGCGAGTAATATATTTTACCACGTTTCCCTCAAAATAGTCAAGACCGTTCTGAAATATATACTCCACTGGTTGGATATCACAATCCTTATAATGATGTCCGCCTACCTGTTTGTTCAGGGCATTCTCTTCTTTCATTCTTCGAAGGTGGTAATCATAGGTTCCTTCTCTGTTCTCAATATTTTTCCGAGGGCTAGAATAAGAGAAGTCACCCTCGTAGTGAGAGCCGGTCTCACAAGAAGTTGTTGATTTTTCGTCGGACTTCATCCGTATCTCCTGATTTGATTACATTCAAGGTGAAGGTCCGAACCATCCCCGGTTCAAGACCTGCGAGCATACAAGTATCCTCAAAGCTTTCACACGTTACACCAACAGGAGAAAAGACCCAAGCATGGGCCTGATCTCTTTGTAATTTTATACTACTATTCTCTTGTACATCTTCAGGTTTGATAAGATCAGTAATGGCCTGAAAGATTACCGCCAGATGGAGACTTTTAATAGGATCTTTCTGGGCCACATCGTAAAGAGATTCAAAATCTACATTATTATTCAATTGGATCTTGAACAGGTCTATAAAACTTACCACCTATATAATTATTGTAGTAAGCAGGGTCGTCTGTTCCCTCTAGCTTTGCGGTTAATACATGATTAATCATTTGATAATAACACTCATAGTATCTTAGACTTCGTTTATTCTTATACTCTCCAATAATCTGAAACCGGAAATGTTTCTTTCCCAGTTTTTCAATCTCTTCATTCAGAGTCTTGTTTGATCCAGTATAGATCCTCCAGTCCGACTCAACTTTCTTTTTATTTCTTTTAACAAAGTATTGTTTACAGCCTATGTAAGCTTTCTTTGTTTCTTTCTGGGTTATAAGATAGACAAACCCAAAAGTATTTTTAGTGTCGAGTTTCTGAGGATACTCCCAGTGCATTACCAGTTTACCACCTCTTCAACATCAGGTTCTTTTGAAACTTGTGTGAGAAATCTCTTACCTTTTGCATACCGGAACACACGAAGACCCTTACCTTGGTTTTTATCCTCCCAACACTCTCGCTTATGTCCACAATAAACACAACCAACAGCAAGCTTAAGATTGCCAGACTTCCCATCAGGCACAGCATCATAACACCGATCAGGTATACGACTATCTGTGACCATTCTTTTAAGATACTCCACCCTCTTTTTAGCATTGATCATATCCATCTGATGTACAGGAGTTAGACATACCTCTCCTGTTGATTTATTTATAACTAGGAACGCAGCCCGATCAACTCCATTGGCCTGAGCGTAAGCTGATATCTGACCAATGTATCCAAAGGGATCATCTTCACTGAGTTTGTTATACTTAAATTTATCGAAGCCGGGACCACTGGCAGACTTACAGTCAACAAGAACACCATCAATCATAGCATCTTGGTGACCCTTTATGCCTTCGACTTCAACCTCTTTTTGCTGATCAGTTACCGTGTGACCTGAGATAGAAGCACAAAGAAGAAGTAGCTCTTCCAAGATATACCCATATAAAAACTTTATTCGAGTGGAGGGCTGAAGCTGAACATCATTCAAGGGTTTATTAAGATCGTACCAGAGTTGCCTGTTTGGTTTACCAATAGCCGATAGACGTAGGTTAGCACGATCTCTGGGCTTCTCATATAAGAACTCCTTGATGTGAACCTTAAGCATATCACCAAAGGTATCTATATGTTTGTCTACTTCCTCTTCATCCATATCAATGGGATCAAGAGTAAAGAGATTGTATATATCTTCAACTACTGTTTCAATCTGTTTCATTGGAGTGGAAAGGGTGCCACAATAGTGACACCCCTTCTCCTTTCTGGTTATTAAAAGGGCGTATTCTCTGCTTCTAAGTCTTGCACATAGCCTCCTTCTACTGGTTCAAAGTCTTGGTCATTTCTAGTGTACTCAACGAAGTCCACTACCTGCACTGCTGCCAAGTCAGCAGAAGTTCCTGAGTTACCAGCGTAGCTCCACTCGAAAGGAATGGCCTTGACATTTACTTTACTACCATTAGCAACCAGTTTTCCATTCCAAGGATTGTTCTGAGAATCCTTCACAACTGGAGGGGTGCGCTGACTACCATCTCGCCGTAAAACTTTACGCTTGACAGTAACAAAGTCACCACGCTCATCATCCTTGTTATTGATAGTAATACCGGCCTGTTCAATAACAGATCGATTGTCCTCGTCTACCTGAATCTGAATAGACCAGACAGGCTCAAACTTTGTATTGGGTTCGGTAATCGAGGCATAGTAACACGTACCGGAAATATAGATTGGATCGTTCATTCTGTTATCCTTTTAAAACACTGCACCATTGCAGCCATGAATGGGGATCATTCCCCGAGACTAATCTACGATCTGTAGTAGTACTACAGAGCTTGATTAGGTACTACTAACTAAGCAACGAGTGAATTGTACCACACCCATATCCCAGAGTCAAGAACTTAATGTGTCTCAGCCCAATTATTTCCAACCTTAAAGCTGGAGTTAAGGTCACATTTGAAGTTCAATATCTTTTCTGTGGATTGAATGGCCTCCTTGGTTATCTTGGTGAAGGGTTCAATGTCAGGCTTGGCTACCTCGAACTGATACTCATCATGTACCGATACTACCAATCGGGCGTCCAGCCCTGAGCTTTGTATCCCCTTATCCATTTCCACGAGCCATTGTTTGCAAACGACAGCCCCGGCTCCTTGGATAAGAGTATTTAGAGCAGCATGATCAGACCTTATATGTAACCTTCGACCATCTAAGCCCTTGATCAGGCCGCTCTGGGCTGCTTCCTGTATGTTAGTTCCGAGTGTCTTTAAGGGTGGAATATTCTTTAGAAATTTTTCTATTAGTTCACGCCCCGTTCGAGAAGAACCTCC